AGAATACTTTGCAGCGGGTGTTGGCGGATCTATCACAGGTCGAGGGGCCGATTTGCTTATCATTGACGATCCACATACGGAACAAGATTCCTTGTCCGACACAGCTATGGAACGTGCATACGAATGGTACAGTTCAGGACCCAGACAGCGTTTACAACCCGGTGGCCGTATTCTTGTAGTCATGACTCGTTGGGCTACTGACGATCTTACAGGAAGGTTGGTTAAAGCACAGACAGGTACTAAAGCAGATCAATGGAAAGTAATTTCTTTTCCAGCAATCATGCCTAGCGATAAACCTGTATGGCCTGAGTATTGGAGTAAAGAAGATTTAGATTCTGTGAAAGCCTCAATCTCTACAAAAAATTGGAACGCACAATACATGCAGGACCCAACCTCAGAAGAAGGTGCAATTATAAAAAGGGAATGGTGGCAAGATTATAATAAGGAGCAACTTCCAAAACTGCTCCACGTGATACAATCCTATGATACTGCATTTTCTAAAAAAGAAACTGCCGACTATTCTGCCATCACCACTTGGGGTGTCTTTGAACCTGTAGAAGGTTATGAGAAAGCAATTATATTATTAGATGCTCACAAAGGTAGGTATGACTTTCCAGATCTTAAGAATGTTGCATTAGAGCAATATCATTACTGGGAACCGGAAACCGTAATAATTGAAGCTAAAGCTTCAGGACAACCACTTATTCATGAGCTAAGACGTGCAGGAATTCCTGTTATTGATTATGTTCCAGCAAGAGGACGAGACAAGCATACTAGAATAAATAGCTGTGCTCCTGTATTTGAGTCTGGTATGGTATTTGCACCGTTAGACGAACACTGGGCACAGGAAGTAATTGAAGAATGTGCAGCGTTTCCTAATGGACAATACGATGACTATGTTGATTCTATGACCCAAGCTGTGTTAAGATATCGACAAGG